TTGTTTGCAATTTCATTTGGGTTTTCGTCTTGTTTTACGTTCATGTTCTTTTATAATGACTGCTAACTAAGGCTTTATGCTGTTGTGGATTATTTAGCACTAACCTTAATTATATTAATTAATTTTTTACTTCTTGCCGAAAATTTACTGATTAAAACTAAACCCACAATAGCTTAAAACCTTTCTTGTAATTTTCTACTCTGCAAATATACAAACTATTTTTGAGATGTGCAAATTTTTTAACATTTATTTTTGATTATTTTTTAATTGATAATGTAAAAATTGAGCGTTTAAAGCTATTGCACTTAAATGCCCTAAATCATCTCCGTCATCTTGATAATTATTTTTTAGAACCTCAATAGTATGTCTCAAAAGAGATTGTTTTAAAAGGTCTATATTCATAGGTTTTTTATAATTGCCTGCTTCATATTTACTTTTATTTTTATTCATCCTTTTGGCAAGACTTTCAATAAAATCCCAATCTATTTCAGAGTAATCTGTTTTACCGTTTGATTCTTTTACTCCCTCAATATTTAGTTTTACTCCCTCATTTACTCCCTCATCAACTGTAAAAGTTTTAAGGATATTCGTTTCTCCTGAGTAAATCTCCTTTAACTTATCTATATAATTATAAGAGTAATTAGTTGTAAATGGTGGCAGGTTTTTTTTTGCTTTATTAAAAGCTTCCTTAGTTTCTCTAAATTCTTTATTAGGATAACAGTGTTTGCATTCTATTTGTCCACACCTTGTCCAATTACAATTTTTATTCTCTTCTTTATGTATTTCACTGTTTTTTGGGAATACTAAATTTTCTTCTTTTTCAGTTTTTTCTGCGGAATTTTCATAATTAATAGTTTTACCTCGCTTCATTCCATTACCTATAAAATCAATCCAGTCTGCTTTTATTTTTTCTTTTTGTTCTTGTGATGTGTAATAAGATTGAGAAGATTGCGTTTTTATATCTTCCAATGTAATGTTAAGTTGTTTTAAAGCTTCTTTCTTAAAACCCTCAGCTACTTTTAGCTTTTCTTCCACAGTTAACTCTTTATGTGTCTCACCATTTTGACTTTTATGACGAGTACTGCTTCCTTTTACTTGAACTAAGTCTAAAACATCACTCAAATGACTATTAACTTCTCTCTTAATCATTTTATTATTATCTTTATTTTCGCCGAAAAAATTAGAAAAAGAAACAGAAAAAACTGAATCACCATCAAAATAACTAACATAATCACCTGACATAGTAGTATTAAAATACTCTTCTCTTGTACTAATTTCTTTTCCGTCTATAAAATATCTATACTTTTGTTCGTGCATCTATTCTAAAATTTGTTACTTCTATTGTTACGTCCAAAGATTTTATCTTCTTTTCAAACGTATCGAAATCTTTTATTTGTTCACCATTTAAAAAATATGTGAATTGGTTTCCTTCTGCTTTCATAATCTAAATAAAATAAGCGGGTAAATTAGTATTTTGTGTTCCTTGTGTATTCTGTCTTGAACCATCGATTATAAGCACCTTACAACCATAGATTGTTTCTAATGTTTCTCTTGTTTCATCTACATTATTATCTTTATATTCACTCGGTAGATAATTTATATCAATAACTAAAATTTTATTTTCTGTTGGGTTTATGTCAATGGGTAAAAAACCTTCTTTTTTAATTACTTCTTCTAAATTTTTTAGTGCTGATTCTCTTTTAATTCCTTCTGCCGTTATATACTTGTTTGGCAGATTTAAAGTATATAAATTAAAAGTCTCAATTAAGTCATTTTCAATTATATTTTTTATTTGAGAAAGTACCCCATTTATTAAAATATCGCATTTTTCTGTACTTTTATTATTTAATTGTTTTTTACATTTTAATATGACAAGAGAGTTTAATAGCTCTTGTTTTAATTTAATTTGATTTTTAAATGTATTCATATTATTGACTATAAAATTATATTATTTTGTTTACTTTTTATTTCCTCTTTGACAAAATATAACACTGAATTTGCTTCTTCTGCACTTACTCCTTTTAATACTTCTAAAACTTTATTACATTGTTGTTTTATTAATTCATCCTTAAACTGATGATATAAAACACCCTCTAAACTATAATCATGTTTATGTTTTTCTAATACTTCAAGTTTCTCTAAAAGAGTATGATTCGGGTATTCCTTGTTAAAATCTTCTTTTTTATTATTAATTTCCTCGTTTGAAAATCTTATAATGCAATTACTACTCATAATTTTGTTATTTAAATATATTTTTAATTTTATTAATCCAACTTGTTTTTACCTTTTCTTCTTTATAATCATCAAATCCTGCAACATACTTTCCTTTTTCTATTTTTTCTTCAAATACAAGAACAGGTTTAGTTTTTAGAAAAGTTTTTAATTGTATAATATTCCTGATTCTTTCTACTTCATTACCTTGCTCATCTAATACAACTAATGTTGGCACATTTCTAATGTTATATTTATCTCCTAATTCTTTTGACTCTTTGTCTGCTCTTAAGTTTACTTCTTGTATTTCAAAGTTTGATAAATCTAGTTCTTTCATTTGTTCTGAAAGTGTTACGCATGGTTTACATGTAGGTAAGCTAAATTTTAATATTTTCATTTTACTAAATTTTTATTACTTTTAAACGGAAATTTAATATTTACTAAATAGACTATAAAAGAATATAAAAACACATCTTTTAAAGTCCAAACATCTTTTGTACCATACTCTACAACAAGTATTGTTAAAATTATCATACCTGCATTGAATAAAGAACAAAGAAATTCTTTTTTACTTTCTTTAACTTCTTTTCTTAATTGTTCGCACTCTTGTGCTGTTGGTTTTTTTGTCATTTTTGTTTATTTAAATAATATTTTATAATTTTTATGCGATTTATGTGTTTTATTATATAACTTCCAAGCATTATCTTTCATAGTTTTTAAATGTGTTCATATATTTTATTTTAATTGTATCATAAAAGATTTTACATCATATTTTTCGTCCATACCATCAGGAATTAAATTTCCTTGCTCATCACAAGCTCCTGAAAATGTTACTTCACCAACATTTAGTTCATCTATATTGTGTAAAGTATATTCATTGTCATAAACTAATACTTCTAAATTTTCATCTACCTCATTAAGGATTTCTTTTAATTGTTTTACTGTCATTTTAAGTACTGTATTTTTTATTAGTTTTACTTATTGTTGCTCCTTTTGATGCATAATTTTGTAACCAACTGCCCCACTTTTCTTTTTGAATATCGTAATAAGATTTCTCTCTTAGTACTGTTGGTATGTAATCTGTATTTTTTGAAGATACATGAAAACCATTACAATCTTCACATTCATACACAGAAAGTTCATCTCTCCAAGGATTTTTATGACTTCTTGATAATATAGAGAATAAAGCTTTTTTAGCATCCCATTTTGTCTTATAATACTTTTTACTACACATAATATTTTAAATTATTTTCCGCCGAAAAATATAAAGAAACAGAGAGGAATTACGCACTCAAGTGTTATAACTCTATCGGACATTATAATTTAAACTTGTATTAATTAGCAACCTCTCAACCCACCGATGACTGAGTTTGTTTCTTTATTTCTTCTGCAAATATACAACTAATATTTTAATTGTGCAAATTTATTTTACTTTTTATTATATTTAAAATCTAAAATCTTTTTAACTAAATCTGAACGGTGGTTTGATTTTAATTTATGGTAACCAACTTCATCAAACTCCTTAGCAATGTCAATAGCAAAACTTAGTCCTGTATAAGACTCTTTAATGTCTCGTTGATTGTTATCACCGTTAATTACTATTCTACCGCCTTTTCCTAAACGAGTTAATAAAGCTTCCATTTCATGCTCTGATAGATTCTGTGCCTCCTCAATAACTAAAAGTTCTCTATTCCCTATTGTTTTTCCGCGGATATATTGAGTAGGAATTCCCTCAATTTTAGCTACTGTTGATTTATTAGCATTTCTATCTTTATTTTCTTCCCCTCCGCTTAAATGTGTAAGGTGTTTATCAACTTTTCCTTTATCATAACACGCGTATAAATTATCTCTAAACGCTTCAATATAAGGGTCAAATTTGGAGGATAATTCACCAGGAAGAAAGCCTAAACTCTTCCCAACCTCAACCGCAGCACGGGTTACATACACTTTATCAATATAACCTTTAAATATTAAATCTAAAGTTGTTTGTGCTACAACTAAACTTTTTCCAGAACCTGCTTGACCTGTGATAACAACAATTTCTTTTTCATAAATATCTGCTTTTACTTTCTTTTGGTCTTCATCTAAAGTAACTTTGTACTTTATGTCATTTTTTAATTCTTTCATTAACTGTTTTCTTTTAAGTGTTTAGAGTAAATTGTTGCTTTAACCCAATAATTCAGGCAGTTAGGGTTTGTTAGATGTTGCCCGCACAAAATTTCAGCCGTTTCTTTATAAGTTGTCTCTGCTTTAGAATAAGTAAAAAATAAAATTTCTTTTTTATATGGAATCCCACTCTTAATTAAAGCTTTTAACTCAACTGAACTACTAATATAACTTTGCCAAGCGTAAATCCCTTTATATTGTCCTTTTTTAGCTCCACTTGTATACTTTGGTTTGTACATATATTTTTTTCCAATATAATATCGGTCTGTGCCGTCTAATAGAGTTATCATGTATATAAACGCAAATGAATCAGGTGGTGTTTGTTCAATTTTATTTATAGTTTCCCCATTATACTCCCATTCTATTTTTTGAGGTTTATCTCCGTTTGTTTTAGTTTTCTTTGGTGGCATATTATAAAGGTTGTGTTTTAGAAATAATAAAAGCTAAATCTTGAAAACTTGTTCTTAGTCTTATAATTTCCTCTGTTGGGTAAGATTCATCAAACGGTACGGTTTCTATTTTATTTATCTTATCTTCTAAAAACTTATATTGTTTTAATAGAAAATTTTTATCTATTTTTACATATTCAATTGCTTCCATATCTTTTCTGTATTAATCTGTTGTGTCTTTTAACTTGTTTTGAAGCGTTTTTTGTAGTTTGATTTGCTATTTTTAATTTTTCTTATTAACTTTTTTCGCGCAAAAAAATTAAACAGAAACAACTAATATCCACCAATCAGAAGTACAAGGTGGAAACCTCTCTCCTTTAGTTAAAGCAATATACTCTTTTCCGCTTCTCCAAATCCCACTCGCAGGAGCTTTAGTACCTGTTTTACAATATTCTGTTTGTGTTGTAAACTCTAATAGTTTTAATAGTATGTTTTTCATTTTATTTGTTTATTTCAGTCTATCTTTTATTAAATTAATATAACTTTGCATTTCGTCTCGTAAATCATTAACATTAGCTAAAGACTCTTTATAAAAAGCACGTTGTTCTAAAAACTCTTTATATTGTTTAGATGCAGAAGCAAATTTTTCAGCATTTCCAATGGCAGGCGGTTTATCATACATCGGTTTTTCTCCTTCTAACCACTCATATTCGTCTCTAACCATAGCAACTGCTATGCGAAACTTGATTCCCGTACAAGCCTTTTCATCTCTTTTTGTGGCGGCATGCATCATTTTAGTGTGCCAATATCTAAGGTCTGCTCTTAAATCAACAAATCTATGTTGATACTCAATAAGAGTATCTTTATTATTCTCACTTACTTTTGTAAAGTTTCTAAAAGATTCTCGTAAATTTTCATAATCTTCAATTATTTCTTCTAGTGGTCTCATGCGCTTGTCGCTTTATGTTAACTGCTGTTTTAAAAATTCAAAGTCTTCGGGATTAGCTTTTAAATGTTCAATAAATTTATCTACACCTTGTACACTAATTTCTTCTGCATCTTTATTAGGAAATTTAATCCACGCACCTCCTTGTTTTACAATTTCTGTTTCTATAAATACTCTTGCGTATTCATCTATTTGATTAAAACCTCCTTCATTATAAAAATTTACGCTAAATACTTCCGTTGGGTCATAAGCACTGCCTTTTGATTTTCTAACTCTTACATCTAAAGTATGACCTATAATATTTTTGTCATCATCATAAATTATTTTCTTTTTAGTTAAATCAAGAAAAGTGTTCATCATCGTACCTTGCCATTCGCCACGAGAAAGTGTGCGATTATCTCCCATCATAACACCTGGGTCTTTTTTCCAATGCTGTAATCCTATTAAACAAATATCTCTAGCAAGAGCATACCCTTCAATCAAAGTCATACGAGTTCCCCATCTATTCGCTTCAATACCCATAGTATAATCACTTGCTGATTTTTCTTGAATAACTGTTGACTTAAATATAGGAACAGAATCAAATACAATAATCCCAACCTCATCTGTTTGTGCAAAAGCCTCTGCTTCATCTAACATTCTCTCTAAATTTCTATGACGGATGTGTATAAAGTTATCTTTATTTACACCCATTCTTTTAAAATATGAATCATCTAAAGTCCCTTCACCATCAAAATAAACAGCTACCTTACCTTTGCTAATCACATCTTTACAAGCTAATAAGGATATTGAACTTTTTCCACTACCTCCTTTAGCTACAATACAATTATAACCACCATTCATAAAACCACCACAAAGATAGTCTAAATATGGGCTACCTGTTGAAGTCCTAGTTCTAATAACTTCTTTATCTTTTAATGTGGAGTAAGTATCTTGTTCTCTTTTTCCTTTGTTTAATTTTTTAAGTGTTTCTTCTAATGTTGGCATATTTTTAATTTAGTTTATTAACCACCTATCATATAGTTTGTAATTTATGTTTTCTGTTACTTTTTCTAATAATTTTTCTACTTTTAATTTTTCTTCGGCGAAAAAAGATAAAGACTGCAATTGTTCATTTGTACCGTCATACTTTGAAT